GTATATCGAGAAACGTGAACAGGAATTACGTTATCCAACTGTCCCTCGTGATGATAATGTCGGAGGTGGCAAGGCACGATACAAGTATCCGGAAACGGCGTTAAATACGCTCATTACAATTGACGATGATCGGCGCATTAACACATTGAAGCGTCAGCGAGAAGTGATTGATGATTGTTTAGACGGCGTTGGCCGTGATACAGAAGTAATTATAAATGAGCTATATTTTAAGAAACACCAGCAGTACACAATTGACGGATTAATTGCAAATCATATGATAAATGTTAGCCGTCGAAAAGCGTTTGACTTAAAGAAAACTTTTATCAACGATTGCGCTAAGGGGTTTGGATTGTATGAAATATAAAAACGTGCACTAATCGTGCACTTTCGACCCCTATAATCGTGCTAAATTGGTAGTATGCCAAATGTGATTGACGTGCATGACGTAATCCTCCAAATTACAGACTGGTAATCGCTGTGGGCTAATTGGTAAGCCACAATGGTATGCAGGTTCGAGGCCTACTGGCGATATTGTTATATAGCATGGTCACTCATGAGGGCTAAAACTGTATAACACGTGCTTGTGGCGGAATAGGTAGACGCACAGTTAGGTGCGAGTAACGGGTGTTGGTTGACAACCAGTACGTCCACACATCATGTAGGGTGCAAATCCCTACCAAGCACATTAAACGCGTCCACGGCACCAAAACGGGCAATCTCCAAACTGGCTCTCGCTTATTGGCGGGAGCTTTTGTATAGTTAGAGTAGTTTGGAGGAATTGAAATGGCACATATAAATTGGAAATTAATTATTGGGGGATTTGTGGCCCTAGGAGTGATACCTATAATCTTACTTGTTTGTATGCACTTTTTGAACTCTGTTTTTTTGGGTGATTCTAGTAATGATGGATGGCTTGGATTTTGGGGTGGCTATTTAGGAGCCTTGCTTGGGTTGTACGGCGTTCAAATGCAATTGAAATCTGAACAAAAAACACGTTTGGATGATAACCATCCTAAGTTTTACCTATTCTTTCGAATGTCGTTTGAACCTTCAAAGAAAGTGTATGTTCATTCATGTCAGCCCCGGGAGCTTTTAGGAAGTAAAGATCATCAAAAAAAGATGAAATTTGAATCAAAGTATTTTTATTCAGATTCAAATTTCATTTCGATAATTAATTCTAACAAGAAAAATGTTTACGATATCAGTATTTTAGTGACTAGTTTAGTTGCAGATAACAATGTTTGCAGTAAATATAAGAAATCAAGTGCGAATATTAATGGCAAAGAGGGTAAAGGCGATAATTCAGAATGGGATTCATTTAAAAGAGACACTAAGAATTGGAGTCTTGTGCACGAAAGTATCAAGGCTTCAAATCTGGAAAGCACTGAAAATGAGCTATTATTAGTTACTTATGCCCAGTTATATAACTATCCTAATGAGATTCAAAGCATTGACATTATTTTTCATACGAATAGCAATGAAATTGGATTGGCAATGTTTGAATTGATAAAAGATAAAAATGGAATTCTAAAATTATCCAATGTTCCAAAAGTGGAATATTTCCAAGAAGGTGTAGTAACACACGACCTTAGTGAGAAAGAGAAATTGTTTAATGAAAATTATAAAAATACAGATATTATGGTTGTAGATGAGAATAACAAGGAACCGTTTATTTGGGAAAAAAGACGGCAAAACAATAAAAGATGATGATAAACAAGCAAAATATCCGATTAATCAATAGATATCGGACGAGCAGTTAGTATTGGAAAGTAAGTCGTGGTGGTATGAAATGACAATAATGATACACAGTAACTATGGGTACGAGCCGCCTGAATGGGTAGCTGCAGATGCCCGGCTAGATAGATGGTGTAAGGATAAGAAGCGTCGTGCTAAACAGCATGGCGCTTTTAGTTTGGAAAAGAAACGGAGAAAGCAACATGCCAAGGACAAGAAGATGCCGTTATCCTAACTGCCATGCAATGGTCACTTTCCCTGACCACTATTGTCAACATCACTATGAGCATGAAGCTGAGTACTTGGCTAGTCGGCAACGTTGGGCACGTAGCAATGACAAACAATACACACACAAGTACAACACGGTTACACGTTATCGTAATGAGGATAAGCGTCAGCAATACAACTTCTATCGGACAAGGCAATGGTCACATCTAAGGCAACAAGTCCTAGAGCGTGACCATTACTTGTGTGCTTACTGTAAAGTGCAAGGCGTCATCACGCCTGCTAAGACAGTTGACCACATTGTGCCAATTGAGTTTGACGAAACACTGAAAGCTAACGTTGATAACTTAGCTGTTATCTGCGGTAAGTGTCACCGACTCAAGACTGACTGGGAACAACTAACTTATGGCACAGGTCAAGGCAACGAGCTGCAAAGCGTAACGCCGATCAATGATGTGTCAGCAATCGTTGTGTTAATGAATGAGAAATAAAGTTAAATCAATTTATTGGTGCCTGTCGTTCGATTTAAGCGATTTTAAATTTATTAGTGTAATTGGTCGTGACGAAAATTAAAACAACCCCCGCCCCCTAACACGTCCCAGGAAGAGCGCACACATTGCCGTTATTTTGTGATAGAAACAATTTTTGAAAATTTTTAGGTAGGGGGGGTCACCCAATAACGAAAGGAGGCATAGAAAATGAAAAAAGCAGATAAAGACGTCAACGACGGACAATTAACACGTACACCGCCAGCTTACTTGGGCCGGCAAGCTAAGGTCGTTTGGCGTCGATTAGTGCCTTTTTTAGAAGATAATACTCCGGTTAAGCGCATTGATAGCGGGCTTGTAGAGCAATATGCTTCCCAATATGAGATTTATCGCAATGCGTATAAACATATCCAGGAAAACGGTGAAGTCCAAGCAATCTATAAAACGTTACAAGATCAGACCGGTAAAAAAATTGGTCGAGACTTCGTGGGCTACAAACGTAATCCCATGACACAAATTTACGATTCAGCGGTTAAGAATCTAACGAAGTTAGGCGCTGAATTGGGACTATCTCCTAAGTCACGTAGCGATTTGCTCAAGTTAAACTTAGATGACCACAAGGACGAGCGAAGTATTAATGACCGTATGAAAGAATTTCTAGGAGACTGATAATGAAGATTGATTTAACACAAACACATGATGTTATTGGAGCTTATCAATCATTAGACTGCTCAGCGATTCGCCAACAATACACTGATTTGGGCACAAAGTATGCCTTTGATGTCCTTGATGATAAGGTGGTTACTGGCTATTTGATTAAGTTAGCGGCTTTTCGCCATATCCGAGACTTACAACGGCAAGGTAGCGTTGAATTTCCCTTTACTTATTCGGTTAAGAAAGTAGACCAAGTGCTTAAATTTGCTTCCATCTGTCCGAACGTTGATACAGGTGAACCAACTAAGCTTATGCCGTGGCAAGAATTCATTATGGCTATGCTGGTTGGCTGGCGTAATGATGACGGTGGCAAGCGTTTCTCACGAGCAATTGTTTCTGTTGCACGTGGTCAAGGTAAAACTTATCTGATGGCGATTATCACTGCCTATAGTTTTTTAATTGAGTCATTGGGACTATCTAACCAAGATTACTTAGTATCTTCTATTAATTACAAACAAACTAGTAAAATTCTGGGCTACATTAAGTCAATGCTTGCTAAGATTGCAACTATTGAGCCATTTAAGTCATTGATTGCTGATAGTGGATTAGATACGCGGACGCTGTCTTCACAGGCCGACCAAGTCACAATGAGCAAGACTAATAATAAGCTACGGGCGATTAGCCACGAGGCTGGTCAGTATGACTCATTTCACTTTACAACGGCTATTTTTGATGAAATTGGTGAAATTAAGACACGACAAAAGATTTCTAAAATTGTTTCTGGCCAAGTTAAGGTGCGTAATAAGCAATTTATTCAAATTTCAACGGCATATCCTGATCCCACTGTCCCGTTTCACGATGATGAGCGTATGATTCAGCAAGCCATGGAACAAGATTATTTGCGCGATGCTGATACATATTTGGGGCTTATTTGGTCGCAGGACAATCTGGACGAAACTTATAAGCCCGATATGTGGGTTAAAAGTAATCCCTTACTAGATTTACCAAGCCAACGAGAAGTGTTGCTGAACGGCTTGACAGATAAGCGCGATTCTGACGCTTTGTCGGGCACACTCAACGATTTCCAAAACAAAAACCTTAACTTGTGGCTAGAACAATCGACCGACAGCTTCTTGAAACTGCCTGACGTTGAGCGAGCTATTATATCATCATTTAGTTTTGATGATCGGCAAGTTTATATTGGTTTTGATTACTCGATGTTTAGTGATAACACGGCGCTAGCGTTTGTATTTCCTTATCGTGATAATAATGACAAACCACGATGGTTTATTTATCAGCATAGCTTTATTCCCTGGCAGAAAGCTGGTTCGATTGAAGCTAAAGAAAAGCAAGACGGTATTAATTATCGGAACTTAGCTCAAAAGGGATTTTGCACAATTAGTAGCCATCCTCAAGGACTAATCAATGACGAGCAAGTTTATCAGTGGTTACTTAACTTTGTTGAGCGGCATCGACTGGAAGTTGTTTTCTTTGGTTATGATGCGTGGGGGCTAACACCCACAATCAAGCAATTGGATTTGAATTCAGGGTGGCCATTGCAAGCCATTCGGCAGCGGACTAGTGAATTGAAGGATCCAACTAAGTTTTTGCAGACGATGTTTGTTGAAGGCTCGGTAGACCGCTTGGATGATCGAATTATGGAAAAGGCATTACTAAATGCTGAAATTTATGAAGACAAAATTGGTATTCAAGTCGATAAAGCTAAGGCCACATTGAAGATTGATGTGGTAGATGCGTTAATTGATGCCTTATTCCAAGCCATGTATCACTTTGAAGACTTTTCAGACGTAAACAATCCTGATAAACAGGTCGAACGTATGAACGAAAAACAAGTTCTTGAATGGTTTAATAACCCGGAGTCAGGATTGCTAGGAGATGATATTGATGATTTTTAAACAATTTTTTGCAACTATCTGGCATTATTTTGATGTACTGTGTTTCATTCTAGGTATGATTGCTGGGGTATATGCAGCCTTTTTATTTGGGCAGGCACAGGGCGTTCTAGCAATTGCTGTAGCTTTGTTTTTAGTTGGCTGGCTTTCGGAAGTCGTAACAGCTGGCCAAAAAGGAGGTGATTAACAATGCCTTTTTTTGAACCACCAACGGCAATAAATAATTCAGTTAGTATTCAAAGCGTGCCAGTAGAAGACGATAATATCATTAATTTTTTGTCACCAACTGGCAATAATGAGTATGTTAGTGCCAAAGATGCTTTGGAAAATTCAGATATTTATTCAGCGGTTAACCAAATATCTGGAGACTTAGCCACGGTACAATTAATGGCCAATATGCCACGAGCGCAGGGAATCCTAAACAATCCCAGTACGACAGCTAACGGTCACACGTTTTGGCAGTCTATGTATTCACAATTGTTATTGGGTGGTGAATGCTTTGCATATCGTTGGCGTAATCCTAATGGCTTAGATCTGCGCTGGGAATATTTGCGACCGAGCCAAGTGCAAACCTACTTATTAGATGACGGCAGTGGCTTAACCTATACGATTACTTTTGATGAGCCTAACTTGGGCGTTCTTCAATATGTACCACAGTCTGACATGATTCATATTCGCTGGGCTAGTACTGATGGCGGTATGACGGGTAACAGTCCATTAAAAGCATTGTCGAATGAGTTAAAAGTCAAGAGTTCATCTAACAGTTTAACGTTGGCTGCACTAGCACGTTCAATTAGCGCTCCTGGCGTGCTATCTATTCAGCACGGTGGACTGTTAAGTGAGAAGATGAAGGCCAGCCGCTCACGCAACTTCATGAAACAGGTGAACAAGTCAAACGGTGGCCCAGTAGTTATTGATCAACTTGAAGATTACAAGCCACTAGAAATGAAAGCCGATGTTACCAAGCTGTTGAGCCAAACAGATTGGACGAGTAAGCAAATTGCTAAAGTTTTCGGCATTCCTGATAGCTATTTGAATGGCCAAGGTGACCAACAAAGTAATATCGACCAAATCAAAGGCATGTACACTAATGCCCTTAATCGCTATTTACAGGCGATTTTAGCTGAGCTGGATAATAAGCTTAATGCTAAGATTACGGCCAATATACGGACTGCTGTAGATCCATTGGGCGACTCATTTGCAGCTACCCTATCAGGGCTAGCTAAAGATGGCACAATTGCTAATAATCAAGCAACTTGGGTTTTACAACAAACAGGCTATTTCCCAGATGAAATGCCTGCGGCTGAAAAGTCACCAACACAACAAGTTGTGATTCAATCAGGAAAAGGAGGTGATAACGATGGAGACAGTACCAATTAAAGGAGTTGTTTCTAGCGATGATGACGCAGAGGTCTACCAATTTTTTGGGTATTCAACCGTTACGCCAACCGACGTAATAACAGCACTTAAAAATGCAGGCGGGATGCCAATCAAAGCTGAAATCAATTCTCCAGGTGGTGATGTATTCGCCGGTTCCGAAATTTTTACAGCGTTGAAAAATTATTCTGGTAATGTTGAAGTAGACATTGTTGGATTAGCAGCAAGTGCCGCTTCAATTATTGCAATGGCAGGTGATCAGGTTAAAATTTCACCAACTGGTCAGCTGATGATTCATCGAGCATCGACGGTATCTCAAGGAAATTCAGATGATTTATCCAGTGATTTGCAAGGACTTGATTCAACTGATCAGGCTATTGTTAATGTGTATCAAGAAAAAACTGGTATGGATCCTCAAAATATTTATCGTATGATGTCCGAAGAAACGTGGATTAATGCACAAGAGGCTGTTAAGCAAGGATTTGCTGATGAAATAATGTTCACAAACCAGACTACTACAGTGGCTAATACTATCGATAGTCAGAAACTACTTAGCAAGGATATTATTTCTAAAGTTAAATCTTTGATGCATAAATCAAACGATAAAAATACGGCCAAAAAAGAAAATACTACTAATAGTCAATTTGTGGAATTACGAAAAAGTAAATTGGCTATTTTGTTTGGCAAAAATTAAAAGGAGATCAACTAATGCATAAAAATATTAACGATTTAAATACGGCTTGGATTGAGGCTGGTAGCAAAGTTGCTGACATCCAAGACCAAAAACAACAGATGGCAACTGAGCTTGTCGCAGATCCTAGCAAATATTCAGACGAAGAAATCAAAAAAATTTCTGCCGATTTAAAGGCCGCTAAGACTGCCCGTGACTTTGCCAAGTCTGCCTTAGAAGATGCTAAAGCAGAAAATGAAGTTGCCAGTAAAAGCGTGCATATTGTGAAAACAAAAGATGAAAAGCATAAATTTGTCGATACATTTAAAGATATGCTTCGCCATCCATCACAATATATGGATATGGTTACTTCTTCCGGTTCAGATGATTCAGCGGCCGGATTAACTATTCCAGTTGACGCCCAAACCCGGATCAATGAATTAATGCGGCAATATGCTTCTTTACAGCCCTTGGTGAATGTTGAGTCTGTCGGAACATTAACTGGTACTCGCAATATTGAAAAGTTTGGATCAATCACGCCCGCTACCCTGATTACTGATCAAAATACAGATATTCCAGAAGGAGATTATCCAGCGTTAAAGCAAATCAACTATAAGATTGGTGATTATGCAGATTTGTTCTATGCGCCAAATTCGTTACTTGCAGATTCTGCTGAAAACGTGCTGAACTGGCTGCAAACACATATTGCACGCAAGAGCGTTGTCACGCGGAACAATGCTATCCTAACAAAATTACCTAATACGCAGAAGAAAGCAACGATTACTAAATTTGATGATTTGTTTGATGCTATCTTCCAATTGGATGCGGCTTTAATGAGTTCTGCAACTATCCTGACTAACAAATCAGGCTTCTTAACTTTACGCAAGGTAAAAAATGCTATGGGAGATTATCTGATTAAACCGGACGTAACACAAGATAGTGGAACATATCAACTTGATGGGAAGACAGTTGTATGGGTTGAAGATACGTGGCTGCCTGATAATTTAGATTCAAATGGTAAATATGTGAGCCATCCATTCTATATTGGTAATTTCAAAGAATTCATGACAATCTTTGATCGGCAACAATTAAATATTGCAACCTCAACACAAACTGAACGTGCGTTTAATCGTAACCAAACGGCTATTCGTTCGATTGATCGGTTCGACGCAGAATTAGTCGATGACGAAGCACTGGTTGCGGGATCATTTGACAAGATTGCTGACCAAACGGCCAACTTTGCGGCGAGCGCTTCTACAACGACCCCTGGAAAGTAATTAGCCAACTATGTCGCCAATAAATACACAGTGCAGTGACAATCTGGGCGGCTAAGCAAGGATGTGATTTAAGTGGCAGCTGATTTAAAAACATTGAAATCATCTTTGCGAATTGACGGTAATGATGACGACAAACTGCTAAAAGGCTACTTGTCTGCGGCCACTAGCTACATTAAACAGGCCATTGGGGATGAGAATGGTGTTCCAGGGTTCTATGAGATGGAAGACGTGAATGACTTGTTTGAAACGGCCGTGTACGCCTTAGCTGGTTCATATTGGACTTATCGAACATCGATTACAGCCATCGCTGTTAATCCAGTTGATCTGGTCGTGGACTCAATCATTGGTCAACTCAGAGGGTTGTACAGTCAAAAGCAATATGAGGCGGGGACAAATGACGAAAGCAATTAATCCTGCACGAATGAATTTTAGATTGGAGTTTGGAACTCAGGCAGCTACTGGAAAAGTTAACCCTAATACGGGTAATCCTATTACTGATTTTTTCCCTCAATTCAGTTTGTACGCCGGCGAATGGTCATTGTCGTTTCAGCAAAGGTTAGCGTTAAATGGCGACACCTCAAAACAGAATGCTGTTTACTTTGTGCGCCATAATCGAAAAATAGCTACCGGCATGCAATTACGACGCAATCATCAGGATGTTTACCAGATTGATGATGTGGCCTACGATGATGGTTTACCACCGGATGGTTTTGACCTCATAACTTGTCATAAGGTGGTGATCGGGCGTGGCGAATGAGATTAAACATGCAGACTCATTTGAACATATTTTAGATACTATGGCGGAAGGCTTTGGACGTGAAGAGAAGCTTAAAGCTAATGCAGCTGGAGCAGATCAGTTCATTAAAATTATGAAGCCTAAGATTCCTGTGGGAAAACTACGCAAGGCACATGGTCATGCTGAAAAAGCACATCTACGTGATTCATTAATTGCTGTAGATCATCCTAATGGCTCGGTTAACGTTGGTTTTACAGCCAAAGGTGAAAAAGGGTACATTGCACGTTTTCAAAATGATGGCTGGGACGTCGTTGACCGTAATGGTTCCAAACATGGCCATGTTTCCGGTAAACACTTTTGGGAGACTACTCAGCGTGAAGCAAAAGGCCAAGTTGGCAAGGCAGTTGTTGAACAATTAAAGACTGCTATGGACAAGAAGGTGGGCAATTGACACCGGTAGCTTTTATTAAAGGCATAATTGTTGCAAATATTAATGAAATACCAGAACTAGCTGTGGAGCATATCCATAGCTTTTTTATTCCAATTAACGATACTTCAACTGACGAGCCTATTGTAGTAATAAGCGGGTTACCTGAACGTAGTCAAGATTATGGCAATGGGATTCCATTCCAATCAACGAAGCAAGTTCAGATACAGCTCTATTATCCTAAAGATTACTTGGGCGATATGGATGCCATCGAATCTGGGTTAAAACAAGTGCTATTGACCAATGATGTTCGTTGTTATAGCGATGCCGGCCAGACATTAACACCAGATTCAGAAAGTATCACGAACACTTTGAAATTTAATTATATAAAGGAGGCCATTTAAATGGCAACATTAGGTTTAAACATGTTATACACCGGTATTAAAGCCGATGACGGGTCAACGGTTATTGATAAAGATAAGGGGTTGGCGGCCGCTGGGGTATACCCCATTGATACTAGCAAAGCAAACGGTAACTTGGGTACTAAGACTGCTAACATTACCGGGCTATCTGGGACGGTATCTAAGATTACTGGTAACAATGAAGTTGTGGACGTTTCTAATCCACCTTCGGCACCGTCAGTGGCAATCGACGCAAATGAAATTAATTTCATCGTCAAGCAAAAACTATTAGGCCGGGTATCAGATAGTAAAGGTGGTTACATTGATTCTGACAAACCCGTTGAAGCTGGCCTTATTATTGAGTCACGTTCACCAGTGACACGTACTGCTGTTTATTTCTGCTTTGGTCGTGGGATTTTTACCGAAGCTGGCCAGAACATTCAAACAAACACGGATACAGCTGAAACTCGTGAGGATGATAATTTGACATTTACCGCCTTGAACTATGATAAATTCAGCGGCCAACCATACAAGGTATATGCTGAGTCGGATCCTAAATTTGATAAGCAAGCGATGTTTGACGCTGTATTTCCTGGACAAACGTTTTATAAAGACGCGGTCACGTCATCGTTGGGGCATTAAAGCTACAGCTGACACAAGCTCACAGACTAGTAAAACTGATAGTGACTAATCTGCGCCAACCAGTAATAACTGATAATCATGGTCGCCTAAAATAAATTAACAATACCGCTAGGGGCGGCTTTTAAACATGCTGATAAGCGCATTCTAAGCACAGGTTCACAATAAATGATAATAAACAATACACAAAGGGGCATATAAATAATGGCAAAATCAGTTAAATTTGATGGCAAGAAAATTGGGACGGGCACGCAGTATACGTTGATTGATAGTGGTCAAAATGTTGAAAAAATGGCCGAAGCATATAAGAAGTTCATCAAGACTACTGAAGAAACTGAGGACAGCATTACAGGTGTAGTCGAATTAACACCTAAGCTTGCAAAGGTTGTGGCTGAAACGACCTGTGATTTATTGGAACTAAATGCTTCGCAAAAGAAACGTGTCATGTCCATGGAATTTTCGGTTAGCGACGAATACGACTTCTTTAATGACTGTTTAAAACAATTCTTGGGAGTAGAATTACCATCTGTAGGCAACAGCAACGATCAGGAAGAGGAAGAAGACCCAAAATTGCCAAAGCCAGAATGATTTGGCAACTTGATAATTTTATTCAGGATATTGATTACATTGCTAATCAATTGATTTCACAAGGCATATTGCCTAGTGACTTTTATCAAAGCTCATTTAGTGAAATGCAAACAGCATTGAATGCCAAGTCACGTAAAGACCGTGTTCAAGATCCGCTCGAATTAGCACGTCAAATCGGTGCGTTGTAAAGGAGGCAAAGTATGGCAACAGAGAAAATTCAAGGCTACGAATTCGCAATTAACATGGACGATGGTGGCATGACTCGCACGTTGCGAGAAATAAAGAATGAAGCAAAATTACTAAAATCTGGTATGCAAGCTAACTTTGCTGAAATTCGTTCAGGTGAAGGTGTTATGGCGGCCTATGCGGGTAAAGTCAAAGATGCTGGTCGAGCTATTGAAGCACAACGATTAGTAATTGAGCGTCTCAAAAGCGAGCAAAACGGATTAGATCAAACCACTCAAAAAGGCCGAGAAGCTTATGTTAAATATGAAAATCAGATTAACGCTGCCAAGCGCTCAATCGCCAGTTTAGAGGGGCAACAAGAACGAGCACAGAAGTCACTTGATCTGCAAAAAAGTGGTGTCTTACAATTAAAAGATGCAACCGAAATATCAGCCAAAGTAACAGACTCATATGTAGCTAAACTAAAAGCCGAAGGCCACGAGTTTGAAGCCAACAAAGTTAAGGCTAGCGGGTTACATCAGTCTTATAATGAGCTTAACAAGCAGCTAGAGGCTGAGCAAAACAGACTGAATAAGATTGCGAGTGCTAGTGGTAACAGTTCTAAAGAGTTCAAAGAACAACAGATTAGGGTGAACGAATTAGGCGCTAAAATTGCCCAAACTCGGACTAAGATGAAAGAGCTTGATGAACAATTAAGCAAAAAGCCACAGTCAGGATTAACGTCAGTCATTAGCCAGCTAAATAGAGTAAACGAACACGCAGATAAGGCCAATCATTTATTTGGCAAAATTCTGGGTGCTCATTTAGTTGCCAATGGTATTACGAGCGCTTTTCAATCAATTACTTCACATATTCACGAAGCTATTAGTGCTGGTATGGAATATGAAAAAGAGCAGCAGAAAATGGCGGCCACTTGGTTGACTTTAACTGGCACTGTTGGCAAATCTAACGCAATGGTTAAAACAATCAACGACTTATCTGTTAAGACCGGTCAAGCCGTAGATGTTGTTAATGAACTAGAGCAAGGCTTTTATCATTTACATTCCAATAAAAAAGAATCGGATGAACTAACCAAATCCATGCTGAACATGTCTGACGCTGTTGGTTTAGATAGCCAACAAATTCAGGCGGTTACCCAAGATATGGTCAACGGCTTATCACGCGGTAAAGCCAATGCTGGTATGCTGAACCAAATTAGTCAATACTTCCCGATGTTCCGTGAACAGTTGGCCAAGTACGAAACCCAAGTCAATCATGGTAAGAAAGTAACGGTTGCTGATTTAAGTGAAATGGCCAAACAAGGAAAAATTTCAGCATCAGATATTGAAAAGACCTTCAACCAACTTGGATCCGGAAAATACGATAAAGCCGCCGACAACATGTTACATACGATGGTTGGTATGGAACGAACGATCAAGGCACGTGTTCCAGCCTTAATCGGTGATATTGAAAAGCCGATTTTAACCGCTCAAAATCCAATCTATGGCGCAGTTTCAAAATGGGTATCTGATAAACGGACTGACAAGGAATTTAATAAGGTCGGTGTAGCGGCAGAAAAAGGTATTAGCACGATTACTAAAGCCTTTGCTAAAGCTTTTGATGTCAAGTCGGCACCAAAAGCAATGAATGATGCAATGGATAACTTAGCCAAGGGTGTCACCAAAGCTTCTGACTCTATTGCCAAAAATGCTCCGGAAATTGTTAATTTCTTCAAAACTGTCAAAAACTTGGGTGGCCTGGGCTTTGAAACGTTAATTGAATCGCTTAAAATAACCAATGCACTTTTAAAGCCGTTACTCAGTATGGTTGGTGGGCACACAGAAACCATTGCAAAATTTGGAGCAGCATGGTGGATTATCACAAAGTCAACTAGGGCCGCCGGAAAAGCAATGGGGACTGTGAGCTCAGTTATGAGCGGAATTAAATGGGCAACTGAAGCATTAAGTATTAAGAAAAACACTGAATATTATGACGAAAATACAGCAGCAATCAAGCGCAATGCGCAGGCTAAAAAAGCGGACTCTGAGATTAGCACAAGCAATGTTGGCGGCTTGCTAGATGATGTTGGTAGCGCTAAAGGTGTTGAGACAGCCACTAGAGAGTCTTCGGAACTAAGCCGAGTTGAGAAATATAGTAGTAAAGCCAAGGGACTAGGGAAACTGGCTGATATGGGTAAGTTTAGCAAGCTAGCTGGTGGTGTTGGCTTACTAGATGTATTGACGGCAAGTACTGATTTAATTGGTACAACTAAAAAAACAGTGGGTTCACACGTTGGTTCATTTGTTGGAAATCTGAGTGGTGCTGCTGGCGGTGCAGCGCTAGGAACAGCTATGCTACCAGGTGCTGGGACTTTAGTCGGTGGCATGCTTGGTGCATTTGGTGGTGAAAAAATAGGCAAGCTATTGGGAACTAAAATTCAAAAAGGATTAGATGACAATAAGCCTAAAGTACATGTAGTTCAGCCTAAAGCAGTTAAAATAAATGTTTCTACGGACACTAAAAAAGTTGAAACTAAGTTAAGTGGTTATAGCAAGAAGCTTAAAAATGCTTTGGTTGTAAAAATGTCTGCTGATCCATCTAGTTATGCTAAAACCAAGGCACAAACTGACAAATTGTTTGGTGAAATGGGGTGTTCAGTTGATTCTTATTATAAAGATAAAGAATCAAAGTCTAAGAAAGATTTGGACAAATTAGTTAAGAATGGATCCATGACTCAAAAAGAAGAAAACAAGATTTTAAGTCAACAACAAAAGTCAGATAAGAAAGCGGCGGCTTCAAAAAAGGCTACAATCGTTCTTATGCAAAAAGATACTCAAGATTACTATTCACGAGTAAGAACCATAGAAAACGGTGGAACTAGTAAGCTTGAAAAAATTGCACAAAAATATGGTCGGAATTCAGAACGGTATGAGAAAGAAAAAAATAGAGAGCTGGCATCTGCTCATCGATCATACGTAAAACAGTATGCAGCTGATGAGTATAAGCTTAATTCATCAGTATCAAAATCCGTTTCAAAAGGGGCTGCTCAACAAAAATCAATTTTATCTAAACTGGTTAGCGATAGAGGAAAGCTTAACTCGCGAGACTTGAAAGCAACACAAGAAAATGCAAACAAAAAATATAATGCAGCTGTTAAGCCCGCACGCAAGACACGTGATGAGCTTAAAGATTCTGCTAGTGAAACTTACAAATCAACTAAAAAAACAGCTGATCATGAATATTATGATTTACATGCAATTTCTAAAAAGCAACATGACGATATTGTTTCTAAGGCAAAACACCAGCGCGACGAAACAGATGATGCTGCTAATGACCAATACAAAAAAGTTACCAAACATGCTACTGATCAGCATAAATCAGTTACCAATGAAATTGAGCAGCAGCGTAAGAAAGTTACAAAAAAGCAACAAGACCAGCAAGCTGATTCTATTGCGGCCGCTACCGGTCAGTCTAAAGAGGTTGTTCGCCATCAGATGCGACAAGCTAATAGTTCAATGAATGCTGCTGATAAACAAGGCTCCGGTACGCATAGTATCTGGAAGAACATTACTAGTTTCTTTAACAATTTGGTTAAAGGATTTGGTATTAAACCAATCAATGTTGGCGCTTATCCATCAGGTTATACTCCAGTAACGATGGGAGCTTATGCTTCCGGCGGTATTGTTGGCACTGCTAGAGCTTTAGTTGGCGAAGGCGGTATCGAGGCTAAAATTGATAGAGACAATGGGAAAGTGTCATTTCTGGGTATGAATGGTGCTGAAGTGGTTAATGTTAAACCTGGTGATCAGATTCTTAATGCTGGTGATACTGCTAAGCTTTTTAACGGCGGACTGGGACATACGCTTCCTGGATATGCCAAAGGCACTATTGATATCGCGTCGTTTTTAAAGAAAATTAAGAGCGGCGCTACTTCTATCTTCGACAGCGTTAGTGATAAAGCAATGGATGCATTGTCTAAGATAACTCACCCATTGAAAACTTTAAAGTCAATGGCTTTAAAGACATTTGATCCAACTAAAACTCCAGGAGTCGGTTCAATCGGCCATGATTTAGGCAAAGGACTAGTTGACCGAGCTTTAAAGGGATTTGCAAAAGCTATTTCTGATTTAGCTGACAACTTCGGTGGAGGAGTTGGCAACATTAAGCTGTCCGGTAGTGTTGCTTCCCGTGCACGAGAATTGGCTAGAGCATTTAAACATGGCTATCCCGCTTCAAATAATGGTGGTATTGCCGGTGTTCTAGGAAATTGGGTTATCGAATCAAACTTGACCCCTACTGCCATCGATCCACTTGATCATGGTACTGGGTTGGGGCAATGGACGTTCACTCGTGAAACAGCATTAAGAAGCTGGCTTAGAAAGCATGGATATGCATGGGACTCAGCTGCTGGCCAAATTAATTACGCTCTTAACGAGCCCGGTGAGAGTAGTTTGTTAAAATCTGTTCTACGTATGACCAATCCAACAGAAGCCGCATATAAATTCTTTGCAACGTGGGAATCAGGCGGTGCTATGAACGGCACCGGTGGGCTTCGTGAAAGTCAGGCGTCAGCTGTTTATCGCTATATTAAAGGATTTGAGAATGGTGGTTTCGGAAACAAAGCGGGCGTTTACAAATTGTTTGAAGGCAACTTGCCAGAAGCCATAGTTCCGATGGACTTATCTAAGCGTTCACGGGCTTACCAAATTATGCAACAGATAATGGCTAAGTTCGGAGCTCAAGATGGTACTAATGTGATGAATACCGGTAACGACAAGATTGATTACAACGAAGCATTCAAACAGCAGGTTATAGCTTCACTAGATGCTTTGGTAGCTGGCCAAGGAGATGTTAAAGCAGTTGTTGCCAACTCTGACGTGGTTAATGCGGTCAAGTCAAACACCAAGAAGACGTCACAATATAGTCAAATGATGGGGTATTAGTATTAATATATTGAAGAGCCTTAGAAGGCTCTTTTTTTTACATAGTTAAAATTAAACAAGGATGGCGATATAATTGTCTGTTTTGAATAAAAATGATTTTGAATATGCTGGCTTAAATAGCCGCGATGATTTGCAAGCCATTATGGGAGCAGTAACACTGCCAACTGCACCAGCCATGGCCGAGCAAGCAACCGATATCCCCGCCATGTATGGTAATCAATTTAATGGTATGGACTATACTAGTCGGACAATCAGTATTCCAATAACTATTATCGCTCGTGGCAGTCAGGACAAATACAATCAGATTATGCATAATTTGAGCGGCTTATTGCTAAGTGATGATCCAAGTGATAATAGTAAAGAGTACCCACTAGTCTTTGGCTTTGAACCCAAAGTGACTTACTGGGGGCATATTACTGCGATTAGCGATCCACAGTTCATTAATCAGGGGGCGTGGGACGCTACACTAACGATTACCTTTGTGCAATCCGACCCACGGGCAACCTTACCACAGGTTGAAACACCGTTAAAGAACGGTTTAAATACAATTACTGTTGATGGTACCGCTAGAACAGAGCCAGTTATTCAGGTCGTGCCTAAGCGGGATTTAAAGCACATTGGTTTCACCTTAAATGGTGGTGAATATGGACTAGGGCCAGATAGTGATGAAGACCAAGCAGTGGCCGTAAAGCCTTACACGCAAGTTGTGAACAGTGACGTATTAAATACCATGGCTGAGTGGACTAATGATGCCAATGCCATTGCTCAGATGAAGACCGCCGGCAAGTACGTTTATCAAGGTGAAGCTGATAGCAACCGAGATACCCAAGTGTTAATGGTCAAGCTAGCTAATGGGGTTAAACAATATGGTACGCATCAGCCAGACTGGTATGGTCCCGCTGTTCGTTTTACCGGTATGACTAACAGTCTGACTAACTATCGAGTTAAGACCAGAATCCACCACATCAAGCACTCAGGTACTCACAATGGGCGTGCAATGGGGCGTGTGGAAGTCCTGTTGTTAGACCCTAATGGGGTGACGATTGGCCGCTTTGGTCTAGCTGATACCAATTCCGGTGGTACACCAACGTGTTACTTACAAATAACTAAGCCCGGTGGCACGTTTGCCGGTGGTGATGGCAAACATGAGACGTTCTACAATGGCAAAGGCCCATCTGGTAGCTCTAGCAATGGCCGTGACCGGAAGATTAAAATTAAGACTGGCACTACGACCAAGACAGTGGTTAAACGGTCACGTAACAAGCATGGCAAAGTAACCACTAGGACGATTAAGCGTAAAGTTGACAAGTATACAACGGTGGTCAACAAAGAAGAAAAGTCGGCACTAAGCACTAGTTGGTTGGAATTAGATTTAACTAAGAACGGTAAGGTGTTTAGCTGGTCAATCACGCAATACTACACCAGTGGTAGTCATAATGGGCAACCATGTAAAGACCCTAAACGGTTTCTAATTGTACACGGCACGTTTGTTGATAGGGATTCAAAGTATCAATCGGCTTTAGGTGGTATCGGTGGAGTATTCTTTAAACACTCGATTACCGAGGATGACCAAAAGGTGGGCTATGAGAACCCTTATCTATCAATCACTCATCTAGACATTTACCAAGTTAATAATGTGGCTCAGGACAAGCCTAAATATATTGCTAATGCCGGTCAAGAGATTGTTCTAAATTGTGAGAATGATAGCACCACAGTGGGTGGTAAGCTAGCTAGTCCAATCTGGTCAACTGATTATCCCAAGCTTAGTCCGGGGGTTAATAGCTTGACGATGATTGGTGACCTAGATGACGCACAAATCACACTTAAATATCTACCCAGATTACTATAACAACACTTTAAAGGCTTCCCAATTAAGGGTGGCCTTTTTACATACATAACTAAATAAGGAGGTTAACAGATGGCTTTAAATAACCAGTATTTAATTCTAGATTCAAATTTAAAGCGGATTGGTACCCTGACCGTTGATGGAGCTACTAAGTTTTCTAATGACAGCATCAAAATTCAACTAGCCGACTCAGATACAACTAGCACCAGCTATGATGATGACGTTAATGTGGGTACTAATGACACGTTTAACGGCACAATTAATCTAAATGCCCAGTCTAAGAAGTTTGACCATCAAGGTTCATTAGACGTGCTTCAAGGCCAACCTGATTCAGACAAGGTAGTGGCTGGTAACAACTTAGCCTATTATGACGAGCTATCAGGTCATTGGTATGTCATGCGTATATACAGCGTGGAAGAAAGTAATTCCGCAGCTGTTAAGCACGTCACAACAGCTAACTTTACCAATTTATGCTTGTACAGTTTAGCCCATCATTACCCTATTGCTAATAACACTAGTGTAAGCACGATTCAAACAGCCTTTAACGAATGTTTTAATGCCACTGGTTGGACGCTAGACTATCAGACCACTAATGTGATGACTCCGACAATTTCCATTGATGGCAAGACTAAAGCTAGCACGTTATTACAGACGCTAATCCAGACTTACAACGTTGAGATTGACCCTTATGTTGAGATTGACTCACAGGGTAACATTACTAAAAAGGTGTGTGTCATTACTGACCAGCTGAACAATGACGTGGTCTATAACGAGGCTGTATTTGGTAAGAACATGACTAGTATTAAACGGACAACGGTATCAACACCTGTAACTAAGCTGATTCCTTATGGGGCTAATGGTAGCACGATTGCAGTGGTCAATGATGGTAAGCCCTATATCGTTGATGATGAGGCCAACCAGAAATATAACCCTGATTGGCAAGCCGGATTATACTATGAAGCCATTGTTACTGCTAATCAGATTAGTAACTCAGCCGGTTTAAAGTCATGGGCTCAGGATATGCTCAAGCTATACAACCACCCTAGAACGTATTATGAGGTGAACGTAACACCAAACTTTAATCCACCATTAGGCGCCACAATTAGGTTTAAAGATGAGTTAATTGAGCCCGTATTAGATGCCAGTGGCCGGGTTATTCAACGGACAATCAGCTTTGCTAACCCTTATGGCAACACGGTTGGCTTTGGCGAGTATACAACTGTTCAAGCTGCCACCCCGGCGTGGATGGAACAATATCAGAATGCACTCAGTAAGGCGGTTGATGAAGCTAAGAAGGACGCTAGTTCAATTAAACCGGTCGCTTTAACGCCTGACGGTAACAATTTCACTGATACCGCCCAGACTAAGCGCTTAATCTTACAAGCTTGGGAGGGCAGCACCAATATCTCATCGTACATTGACAGCAAGGGCTTTATCTGGCGCCGCTATAATACCGATGGCACAGTTGACACTAGCTACCAACAAACGGGCTACTTAATCAATGCGGCTAGTAACGCTGTTGGTACCTTGCACGGGACAATTGAATCCGACTATATCCAAGATGACCCTGAAATTAAGCTAGACACCACTGGGATTAGCTATTTAGGCGTCTATGGCCCAGACGATAATGGTGCCCACTCAGCCACTCAATATATGGCACGGTTAAGCAATGGACAGTACCTAACTAGTCGTGCTCGTGATGACAGTGGCTCTGGTGATACCATGTTTGCTTTACAGGATAGCAAGTTTGCCGTGCAATCGGTGATGGTGCAAGTCCATGGGCAACATGGTGGGACGTTTGGAGTACAGGAAGTTAATAACACGGTCTACATCTGGAACATTGTGAGCTTGAAGAATGACCATAATTATATTCTTGTGCGTTTCCCATATTTACCGGGAGTTACCTTACAGCCTACCGATAAACGAGTTCAACAGATTATGCCCCTTAAAGGGTACGGCCGCATTAACTATGACCGTCAACACGATATGGTCTCAATTGGCTACTCCGATGGTAGTACCGACATTCTCAAAGCTAGTGACCTGCTAGCCGGCAATTATAACGTGCTATACAACTTTAATATCACGGATTATGGGATTGATTTTAATAAGAATACTTACCAATCGGAATGTCTAGACTTCCCATACTTCTACTTTGCGGCCGGTGGTGGTGAAGCTGAGACTACTAACGACCCGCATAAAGTGTGGGCATTAAATGTCGTCCATAAAGGGGCCGAGTTTGAAGCTTACTTTGACAATGATATGGTAATGCCCAACCTGACCGATGAAAGTCGTGAAGTTGAAACTGTCAACGTCTTTTACCAAGGCACACAGGCCTACTTGTTAGTGACCTTCAACACGCGGGTATTAGAAATTGACCCCTATTCAACTGAAAAGGAAAAAGTGTACACAATCCCCATTGTGAAACGCCCAGTGGCTAGTTCGATTGATAAGGGTACGATCGGTGAAAATGATAACACGGACGATTAGAAGGGAGGTGAATTAAATGGCTGAATCTAATGCAACTCAAGTCATCTTAACCGATGATGGCATCAAAATTATCAATGCTCAAAATACGGCTGATAATGCCGCTAGTGGAGTCACCAACTTAAATGACCCCAACTTAATGAGTGTCATTGAAAAGCAGACACAGGCCTCACAGTATGACGGATTAACTAGCCAGTACAATGTGATTTTAAAGCGGGCTAAAGATGCCAATATCAGTACGACTGCTTTAACAACAGCTTACACTAACCTGAACACCTTTATGGCGACCATCTTAACGGATACTACTAAGGCTAGTGACGTTGACCGGGACACTTATAAGGCCCTCACAGGCGCTTATAATACGGCTCTAAGCAATGTACAGACCGCCTTAAGCAATAGCTTTAACAATGACATTGATAACATGCAGTCTAGTGTATCGGTAGCTAGTCAAGCGGCTTCTAGTGCTGTCATAGTAGCTTCACAGGCAACTACAACGGGCAATAATGCTAGTCAGGTTGCATCACAGGCACTTACAGCTGCTAGCCAAGCTAAAAGTGCTGGTGATAATGCGACCAGTGTTGCTAACAATGCTAGTCAAGCAGCATCTAGTGCCATATTGGCTGGTAGTACAGCAACAGTAAATGCCAACAAAGCAAGTGCTGATTATCAGACGTTGAGTGCAGGTGTTAAGGATGGCTCAGTAGTCCATATCACAACAGAGACGGTTATTGATAAAGGGGTCATCGGTACGGCTGAGATAGCCAATGGTGCAATTACCAATGCCCAGATTGGTAATGAGGCTGTCAATAGTGCCAATATTGCTGAACTAGCCGTGGGTACGGTACAAATAGGTGATGGTGCAATTACTAATGCTAAGATAGGCAAGTTGGCTGTTGGTACAGCTCAGATAGCTGACGCTGCTATCACTGACGCTAAAGTAGGCAACATTAGTGCTAATCATTTAACAGCTGGTTCAATTGACTTTAATACGATTGCTGGTAAAAATATCAACGCATCAAACATTACCACTGGAACAATGAGCACTGACCGGTTAAATGTCGGAAAACTATCAGCTTTAAGTGCCAATTTAGGTGATGTTACCACTGGTTCACTTAAAGGTGTCGATATTGTTGCCAACTCATTTAGCACGCCTAATGGCTCATTTACAACCGATGCAAATGGTAATGTGGTGGCTAGCAATTTAACCGTACGAGGGGTTACTAACCTAGTTTATAATGCTGCACTATTGGGTAGTAGCTGGACTGCAGTCCCCGGATGGAGTTTAACCAACAATGGTTTTTGCGGCTTAAACGTTACTCACGATGGTGTAAAATCTATTGGTTTTAATAACACTACCGGAGTCGGAGTTTGGAATCTATTTGCACAAACTAAATTATACCCGTTAAACGGAATTACTAGTCAATCGTTTAGTCAACCGTTTAGTGCTTCTGTATGGTTCTTAGAATTAGGTAGTGACACTAGCTTGATGTACGCATTCACGTTAGCATTTTTTGACTCAAATGGTAATCGTATTGATGGTGCATATGCTAATCAAGTTTGGAACGGTATCGGTTCAAAACAGGATTGGCGTTATGTGACTATTAATAACGCAGTTGCACCAAGTAACGCCGTATATGTTGGACTACAATACTGGTCATACAATGGACATGGTAATGCTTATTTTAGCTCACCTATGCTAACTCAAACAGCTCAAGCAACTGGTTACCAGCCAGATATAGGCAATGTTGTTAGTGCTGGCGAAATAGATGGCTCAGTTATTAATGGTTCAACTATTAACGGGACAATATTCCATGGTGGCGACATTATTAGCAGCACTTATAACACTAGTCGATTCTATCCAACAACTATTACGCCAGATGGTTTGGTAGCAACTACTGGTTTTAATAGCATGGACGGACTACGAACAGAGATGTCGGCAGGATCATTTGTAACTAAATACCGAGCTGTTCATTCTAATAGTAATCAATACGAAGCTTACGACGGGGTGTTCTCCGGTGACGAATTAGCACTTAATTCAGGATTTACGAATGGAATTGACGTGGGCTTTCAACAATCTGTTTCCGGTAATCAATTAACTGGCCAAGTCGTGCTTAGCCCGTTAAATGGGATCCATTTATGGGGAAGCACGCAATCCATTCATTTTAGTGGTCTTCAAATGAACGGAACAGGTATCTCATTTAATAGTTACGGCAACATTATTGCAGACCAAGCTTCTACTTGGTGTCGAGTTACCAATTTTTCTGGATCTGATATTGCAAACTTTGGCACTGATACAGCTGGCTCAAACGTCATTCAGTTTAACCGTGAGCTAGATATTGGTAACTTCCAAATTAATACCGGCCATACGTTTACTAGTGCTGATGGTGATGCTATTCACTTTGCCAAGGGTAGAGGCGGTGCCGCCGACATTTATGCTGGTGACGTTCACTATAATAGCTTAGTTAAATCGTCCCTATTAAGCGTTAAGCGGGACGTGCAAAAGGCTGATACCGCCTATTGGGCACAACTAGTTAACTCAATTGACTTGGCAACATACCAATACAAAACCGACGATAATACCAGTCATTTGCGATTATCTAGCATTGTTGACGACGTTAATGTAACAAAACAGTGGCAATTGCCAGATGTATTTATCAGTCGTGATGAAGATGGCAAGCTATGTGGGGTGGATGACAGTGTGCTACTGAACGCCACCCTAGCCACGGTACAGGAACAACAGAAAGAAATTGACCAATTAAACGGTCACAACATGGAATTGGAAGCTAGATTAAATAAATTGGAGGCCAAATTAAATGGATAGTATTTTAATTACAAACTATAAACCAGATTACACGAACAACATTATGACAATCAGCATTCAGATTAACACGCTGGGTATTAGCTCACAGGTAAGTATTACCATGGATGACTTTAACACTGCTATTGCTGGGGGTGCTGGGGGCACTGATAGGGTTAAATTGAAGGTGTTAAACACACTGATTGACAGTCTGACCGCTTTAAAACCAGTTACCACGACCACGACAACGACCACACAGGAGGCTTAAATTATGAATGTTGATGCACAAGCTTTAATCAACAAGCTGACGAGTAACTATGCTCAAGAGATTGCCATTAAAGACCAGCAATTAGCGATGGCTCAAGTTCAAATTGACCAGCTTAATGCCAAGTTGGCTGAGAAGGAGGCGCCTAAAGATGGCAAAAACGCTTAGTTTTACTGATACTTCACCACAGACGGTTAAAATTGGCGATACCACCACTAGCTTCACATTAATTTGTGGCAATGATAATGTGGCAACGGACTTAACTAAGGTCACTTCAATTACTGTTAAATTGGGTAATGCTAGTGGCTACCTTAAATCGGCCACAGTTGACCCAGCTAGTTTAACAGACCCAACGACTGGTCAAGTTACCGTTAACTTTACTGCTGACTTGATGACTAGGTTAACCGCTGGTAGCTATGCCATTGAAGTATGGGTGGTTGATAATACCGGGACGTCAATCTACCCTAGTGATGGGTCAACAGGGTTTACTATTACCAATAACATTCAAAGCGCTAATGGCACCACGATTACGACCATTACTTTTGACGATTTTGTGAAAGAAATGAACAAAGCCGCAAGCACAATTAAAGGCGTTAAGGGTGATAAGGGCGATAAAGGTGACAAGGGCGATATTGGACCGCAAGGCGTACCAGGACCAGCTGGATTGCAAGGTATAAAAGGCGATAAAGGTGATAAAGGCGATAAGGGTGACAC